GAACTTGCACTCATTCCACCCTGCATTAATGGTGCTACGTAAACGTAACCTCTGTCATTTGCAGTTGGTACTAGTTCTTCCATATCATTTGGCAGTTTGTGTAAGAAACCTGTGCCTGTGGCAAGCCTGTTAGCGTCTTTTTCACCATACACCAAAATAGTTGCTGTAGTTGCAGGATCTCTTCCTATAACTGCAAGGTCTGGTCTGTATGGATTAGCATTAACAATCTTCTCGCCTGGTATGTTAAACATCTTACTCATGATAGATGCTTTCTCGTCAAATGTAAATGGGTCGCTACTAAAGTCGTTCTTACCATGTGCTTTTATGGCTTTCTGACTAAATGTTGTAGCTATAAATACATTGTCAGCACCAAACTTATTACACAGATGCTTGTAAACATCTGAATGTCCTTGGTGCATTGGTTGAAAGCGACCGCCGTAAAATACAGCTATATTAGCGACACTTTCTTTTAATATTTGTTCAATTAGCATGATACTACTCTCCGTTCGTAGTATTTATCCTTTTTATAAAACCGGTTGACAAAGCCTACTAAGGCCGTGTATAATAGCTGTAACAGGAGAATATTATAATGACGGCACCAAAGAGAACATTCTACTTAACCAATAAAGATATGTTAAGAGAGATACATAATAGCAAGATGTCCTATTGTTGGACAAGAGACGACAACTATACTCATTACGATATTATTGTTGAGAGCTTAGACGAAATCACTTCAGAGATCAAAGAAGAAGCAAAGAAGAACCGAGCAACAAGATTACAAAAAATGGCTCATGAAGTAGAAGTTAAGCGTTGGGAAAAAGGGTTAACAGGTAAAAAGACTAAGCCAAGAGCTGCAGACTTTGCTGTTGACACTGCAACTATTAACGATAATGAAATTGTTATGCGAGTTATGACATTTAAGCACATACCAGAAGAAGCTAGAAAAAACAAACCAAAGACTGTTGCAGACTTGCATTCTAAATGTAACTTCCCACCATTTAAGCACTACGCTATGATTGAAGGTACATTAGAAGAAGTAGCACGTTCACATTGGAACGGTGGTAGAGACAATGGACACTTTAGCGTGGACCATGGAAAGACTAACGACAACTTAGCTCGTATGTATCTTAAACTTTGTGAGAGATATAGTATGCGTGGTAACTGGCGTGGATATACATATGTTGATGAAATGCGTGGACAAGCACTATTGCAACTTTCACAAATTGGTTTGCAGTTTAATGAACTTAAATCTCAAAACCCATTTGCATATTACACAGCCGCTATTAACAATAGTTTTACTCGTGTATTAAACTTAGAAAAGCGTAGCCAGAATATTAGAGATGACATCCTTGAAGAAGCAGGATTGAACCCTAGTAATACTAGAACGTTTAACGCTGAGTGGAAAGCACACGAAGCACGTGAAGAAGCACTTAAAGCAAAAAGCCCTACACTGAAAGTAACAACGTACAAAGTACCTGATGCTGAAACAGATGTAGAAGACACAGATACCCAACCAACTGGAGAATAAATGTTTTTTGATAAAGCGGTAATATTTACTGATATACACTTCGGCATGAAGAATAACAGTAGACATCATAATCAGGATTGTGAAGACTTCATTACTTGGATGATAGACGAAGCACATAAGCGAGGCATTAAAAAATGTTTCTTCTTAGGCGACTGGCATCATAACAGAGCAAGTATTAACGTTAGTACATTAAATTATACTACAAGTAATTTACGTAAGCTCAATGATAGCTTTGATGAAGTTATTATGATTACAGGTAATCATGATTTGTATTATAGAGAGAAACGTGAGATACATAGTTTGTCTATGATTCAAGACTTTCCTAAAATCAGAATGATCAATGAAAGTATGTTTATCGAAGATGGCATTGCGTTTATTCCTTGGTTGTGTGATGATGAGTGGAAGAAGCTAAAAGAAATTGATTGTAAGTATATGTTTGGTCATTTTGAATTACCAAGCTTCTACATGAACGCACTTGTACAAATGCCCGACCACGGTGGACTTAAAGCAGAAGATCTTTCTCGACCTGAGAAAGTATTCAGTGGACACTTCCATAAACGTCAAGTAAAAGGTAATGTAATTTATCCTGGTAACTGCTTCCCTCACAACTATGCTGATGCATGGGATGATGATAGGGGCTGTACGTTCTTAGATTGGGATGGCACAATTGAATACCTTGCTTGGCCAGAGGCTCCAAAATATAGAACACTAACGCTTAGTAAACTTATTGATAATCCAGACAAGTATCTTTCTAACAAAACGTATGCACGTGTTAGCTTAGACGTTGGCATTACATATGAAGAAGCAAACTTTATTAAAGAAACATTTGCTAAACAATATGATTTGCGTGAGATTGCTCTTATGCCAAGTAAGAAAGAAGAACACACGCAAGACTGGAACAAAGGTATTGATATACAAGTTGAAAACGTAGATACAATTGTATTAACGCAACTTGATTCAGTACAAAGCGATACTATTAAGAAAGAAATTTTAGTAGACATTTATACAGGACTGACAACTTAAACATGCTGAAAATTAAAAATATCACTGTAAAGAACTTTATGAGTGTGGGTAACGTCACACAGGCTATCCACTTTGATGTACACGGACTAACACTTGTGTTAGGTAACAACATTGACTTAGGTGGAGATGGTTCACGTAACGGTACAGGCAAAACAACCATCATTAATGCACTAAGTTATGCATTGTATGGTAATGCATTGTACAATATTAAAAAGGATAACTTAGTTAACAAGACTAATAATAAGAACATGTTAGTCACTGTTGACTTTGATAAAGACGGTATTAGTTATCGTATTGAACGTGGACGCAAGCAAAACATATTCAAGTTACTTGTTAACAATGTTGATAGTAACGAAGGTGTAACTGATGAGATGCAAGGCGAAGGCAGGCAGAGTCAAAAGGTTATTGAGGATGTGCTTGGTATGAGTCATACAATGTTTAAACACATTGTTGCATTAAATACGTACACAGAACCTTTCCTAAGTATGCGAGCCAATGATCAGCGTGAAATGATTGAACAGCTACTAGGTATTACAAAGCTAAGTCAGAAAGCTGATATACTTAAAGAGCTTCTCAAAGGTACAAAGGATAGAGTAACAGAAGAATCATATCGTATCAAAGGCGCACAAGAAGCCAATGATCGTATTGGTTCTACTATCAAGGACTTGGAGCGTAGACAAACACATTGGTCCAATAAACAAGAAGATAAGCTAAACGAATACGCTAGTGAGATTAATGCATTAGAACATATTGACATTGAAGCAGAGTTATTAGCACACGGCGAGTTTGCATTGTTTAATGAAAAGCGAACACAAATAGATACATTAAATGCAGAAATTGCTAAACTTACAAGTAGTTTAGGACGTGAACAAAGACGCTTAGACAAAGCACAAGAAGACCTAGATACTACATTAGAACAAAAATGTTATGCATGTGGACAAGAACTACATGACGAAGCACATGAAAAAATTATTAAAAGTAAAACAGAAGCAGTAGCAGAAAGTCAAGTTCACATTGACAAAGACAATGCTACTATTGAAGAATACAAAATTGCACTTAATGAAGTAGGCGTGTTGGGCGATGCACCACGTATTGAATATAATAGCTTAAAAGAAGCATATGAACATCAAAATAAGATTGCATCTAATAAGCGTTTACTAGAAACAACTAGCGAAGAAACAGATCCATATGTAGACCAAATTGTTTCATTAAATGAAACTGGCATGCAAGAGATAAGTTGGCTGGAGGTAAATAGACTTGAGGAACTAAAAGAACATCAAGACTTTTTGTTAAAACTGTTAACTAACAAAGATAGTTTTATACGTAAGAAAATTATTGAACAGAATCTACAGTTCCTAAACACACGTCTAGAATATTATATTACACGCTTAGGCTTACCACATGAGGTACAGTTCCAAAGCGATCTTACTATAACTATTACACAACTAGGACAGGATTTAGACTTTGACAATTTAAGTAGAGGTGAACGTAACAGATTGATACTTGGCCTTAGTTGGAGTTTTAGAGATGTTTTTGAAAGCATGAATCACCCTATTAACTTAGTTTGCATTGATGAACTAGTTGACAGTGGAATGGATACTGTAGGTGTGGAAAGTGCATTAGGAGTTCTTAAGAAAATGGAACGTGATAGGCATAAGAATATTTTACTTATATCTCATCGTGATGAATTAGTAGGCCGTGTTAACAGCGTATTGCAAGTTACAAAAGAAAACGGCTTCACTACATTTAATACTGAGATAGAAGTAATTGATGCATAACCTGGACAACGACCAGAGAGAATTAAAATTGGAAGATTATAATAATCCAGAGTATGTATTAATGCATGCTCCAAATACAATAGATCAAGTAACTATAGGAATAGATACATTAGACAGAATTAAAAGATTAATAAATGAGTGGTACAAAGAAGAAAAGTAATGTCCCATGGACATACAATAATAAAGTAGTCACAGAGATTCCAGAAGGCGTTGAAGGATTTGTATACTTAATTACAAATACTACTAACGACCGCAAGTACATAGGTAAGAAGTTAGCAAGGTTTAAAACAACTAAACCACCGCTTAAAGGAAGAAAGAATAAAAGACGAGGCACTAAAGAAAGTGATTGGGAAACCTATTGGGGTTCTTCAGATCATTTGAATGCTGACATCTTAACACTAGGTGAAAACAAGTTCACTAGACAAATTTTACACTACTGTCCTAGCCGAGGAGTATTAAGTTACTTAGAAGCAAAGGAACAGTTCGACCGTAGAGTATTAGAATCCGATGAATACTACAACGGCATTATTAACGTAAGAGTAGGTAGCTCACGCATTTTGACAGAACATCTTAAGAATGGTTGACAACACAGTACTCTTCTGTTATAGTAAAAACAAGAAATAAGGTTTTGACCTTGTTTGAAGCTGATTATTAAAACAATGTATAATTAGTGTATATAACAACTCCCTCGGGACCGTATGTTACCCAGACACAAAGTCACGCAAATACCGGCACAACAACTTAAAACATTATAGGCTAACATAGGCACTGAGGCTCAGTTTGGTCGAGACAGCTCGACTCACCTTGAGGTTACATTTAACGTGTGGCTGGATACTGGTGTGCCAACAACGTCAATACACTGATTTGACAAATCAAAATGATCAAGCTCTACGAACGCTCGTAACTTGAGGATAGTCCGGAAGTCGATACTATGGCAAAGGATGTTTCTGCGTTAATAAAGCAGTATGTAATAAGGGTACAGCATAACCGCCCTTCCTAGGTGTTAAACTAGGTTTACTATAGTACTTGTGGGTGGACTTCTATGTGAAGTTTTTTTTACACTTGGCCCTATACAGGCTAAGTGTGAATAAAATATCTTGTGAAGTAACCATTATATAAATAACATAGAGTAAGATATAAAAAAATTGTTTATGTCTAATACAGTTAAACACTTTAACTTAGCGTAAGCAATAAACAGTGAACATAGCGTTAGCTATGTGATACTGATGATGTCGTAAGACATCGATAACAATAACATACAGTAGATAACAATATAAATGACATATTCCGACTTTATTACCAAGTTCTTAGAATGGAGTGAAACTTCCATAGAATCTAAGCAGGACTCTGGCTTTCCAGTTTGTCCATATGCACGTAAAGCAAGACTCCAACAAAAAATACAATTCATTGATGCTCGTGAAGACTTAACGCAACTTAATACGTTTGACCGAGATACATTTGAAATTGGTATTGCGTGGTTGGGTGATATAGATAATATAGACCCTGTAGAAAAATTCTGCGAAGAAGCTATGCTTGCTAATCCTGATCTATTGTACTTTACTAGTACACGTAGTAGTGGACACTTTGTAAAGAACTTTACTGACTGTGTGTTTATTCAATTAAAGGGTGATATACTTACAAAACGTAAGCATCTAAAAACAACAGGCTATTATAGCGATT